TCGTAACCCTCACCCAACTTAAACCAGAAGCTATACCCAAACTGTGAGTTGCTAGTCGGTGTGCCGAATGTACGATTCAAATAAGGACTATCCCCGTCATTAAACCGGATCGACTGATCGCTGGTGTAACCAGCACCGCCAGTGTTAGCGAACCATTGTGAGCCAAACATAGTCATTAGCTAAACGCCAACTGCGGTGCGCCTAGCTGGATACTGCCAGCAGCCTTAACAAAGTACGGGACTACATCGACTGCATTTGCTGCGGTACTAAGTGTGATTCCTGCGCCACCGGGGGTTTCGTAGTCCGTTCCAAGGCTGAGAGTTCTTCCGCCCGTACCATCTTGAATAAACACGAACACTCCAGCCTGACCCACTGATTCCGTGCTTGGGTTAGCCAAGGTCACGTTACCCGTAAGGGTAAGCACAAAGTTCTGATTGGCCGAGAAGTCAATCGTCACACTGCCTGTGTTTGACGTGTCAGTGTCCGTACCTGCAAGGATAATCGTGCCACCGCTAAGTTTCCCAGCAACCGTCACATTCGTGGTGCCTGTCGGAATCTCAATTACGTTGGCATCGGCATCATTCTTGATTGTGACATCGTTGGTCGAGCCTTGACCTGTGAGGATGAGGCCCTCCGCAGCGGTGTAACCCATTGCAGCATTATCACCGGCAGAGGTGTCGCCGTCAGCGTTTATCGTTGCGGCTGTTAAATCGCCCACGATATCGACGCTTGTGCCACCCGTTGCAATAGTAAGAACATCCGCATCTGCGTCGTTCTTAATGGTTACATCGTTGGTGCTTCCCTGGCCGGTTAAAATCAGACCTTCAGCAGAGGTGAAACCTATCGTTGCGTCATCTCCGGCAGCAGTGTCTCCAGCAACACTTAGCTTACCCGCGACAGTTACGTTAGTGGTCCCCGTGGGAATCTCAATAACGTCGGCGTCAGCATCGTTCTTAATCGTAACGTCGTTCGTGCTGCCCTGGCCGGTCAGAATCAAACCTTCGGCAGCGGTATAGCCCATGGCGGCGCTATCACCAGCGGAAGTGTCACCCAAAGCATTAAACGTGCCGCTCGAGGTAACGTCCCCAGACGCGGTGAGCGTGGCGAGCTGAAGGTTTTCTACGGCGTCAACAACAGCCGCGCCGGAACCAGCGCCATCGCAGTAAGCAATCGCGGAGTTTCCGTTTGTGACGGTGATGTTAGCGCCGGAGCCCTGAGAAAGAATGACCGAGTGTCCGCCGCTTGTGGCGTTGATGAAAATAAAATATGCCGTGGTGGTGTTCGGGGCGATGGTGACCGTGTTGTTTCCGGATAAAGTCCCAGTAAACCGGATCACACGGAACATGCCGTCCTGAAGGTTCTCTGTACCAGAGTCAGGAGAAGCTTCTCGAACGGTCAACGTGTGAGTAGACCCTGAGATCGCAACCGCCTTAAACGAAGCAATCCGATCAAGGATATCCAAGTTATGATTGGTGGTGGTTCCCCACGCTCCGGATTGTTCACCGGATCCAATCTTTTCAATACCATAGTTAGTTGTGTAAGAAGAAGCCATGACCGTATTCCTATGCCGCTATTTTGACCCAGTTCGGCGTTTGCGCTGCGTCTATGGTTGAATAATTAGGCGTCTGAGACGCATCTACTTCTGTCCAGATGTTAACCGTTTTCACCAACCCGGCGGCGGACACGCCCTCAACAGAGAACGCAAAGTTAATCTGTACTGAACCGATTTCGCTTGCTGCCGAAACTCCGCTTACCGAAAGTATTGAGTTTGTGATTACGGACGGAGATCCAACGGAGCTTGTTGCTGAGACTCCTGTAGGCGTAACCGTTACAGGGACGATAACGGAGGCAGACCCCACCGCGCTTGCCGCCGAAACTCCGCTGACACTTACCGTTACAGGTAGGCTTACGCTTGCAGACCCTACGGCACTGGCTGCGGACACACCCGTGACTTCGACGGGAACGGGACTATTCCACGCTCCGTCGTTCCAGGTGCTTCTATCCCAGCCAGTGATTAAGGCCATTACGAAATCCTGATTATCGCGTTATTAGCGTCGTTAGCTGGATACTGGATTGTAAAGTCACCCGCACTGGATGATTTGTCTCCACCAAAGTTGATCACTGCTACGGCAGGATCAGCAGCATGATTAGTGGTAGATCCGGTGCCTGCGGTGCTAAGTGTGCTGTTGTAAATCAAAGCACCTCGTGCATTGCTGATAGTGGATGACGAGAACGTGGTATCTGCAAAATCCAAAAACGCTGTCGGAACCGAGCTGCTATTGTCCGCAAGGCCCAGAGTCACACTAGCTAGAGCCGCACCACCAGCGGAATAACCCGTGCCGCTGACTTCGTTACTTGTGGTATATCCAGTGGTGTCCGCATCGATGGATGCACTGTTGGTAAACAGAGCGATTTTGAACGTATCCGCTGAAATTTCGCTGGATCCCGTCCGCGTATGCGCCGTCCAAAAATGGATACCCGCGAGTATCTCTCGCTTAAAAGATCCGCACATTGCGGATGAGCCGATAGCCATTACAGTCTCCTTATGATCTCCGCCACATCTTCATGGCCTTGTTTCTTCATCAAAGCCCAGATGGTCGTTCGTTCGCTTTGACACATACGTTTCATATAAAAGACTAGCACGTCTTTCAAACGCTGTCTGTGGGCATACGCCTGTTCCCGTATGACAGGCGGTGCATTTTCAGAAACCAGCATAATTTTGTTCAGCGCCATTTCAGCCATTTCTTCTGGAGAATGACCTCTGTCCGTAGTCGTAAAGACTATCGGATCCGCAATTCCGGATTGGCTTTCTGTATCCAGCATTATGCTGTATCCCTCCGCAAGCGGTCATACCTATACTGATCTCGAGTTTGTAATCCTTCGCCCAAGTTTTTCAGCCACTGTAAGGACTCTTGGAACCTAGAGTTATAGAGGCTCATGAGATCCGGCTCACCCTTCAGGAAAGTGTAGGCCTCCACCAAACTTCCATACAGAAGGGCCAACTCGGCGTTTGTCCCTAGCCAGCTAGTGCCGTCTCCGCTCTCGGTAATCGACGTTGGCCGATAAAAATAGTGAAGCTCCACATCATACGATGCATCCGGCGTAGGAGCTATTAGGAAGGAACTTTCATTCCAATCAGCGTAGTATTTAGGCGTTCCCGTTGTCGCTGGATTTGGCGTGTAGTCTTGAAGAGCCGTAACTTGCTTGTACAGCAGAAACTCTTTGCTTGAATTATTGATTACGCTTAAAGAGTTTTGCGCCAAAAAGTCCGTAGGCTTTGAAAGATACTGATTTCCAGAAGTAAGATTGCCAGAAACGTTTTTGCGGAAAACATCAAGCTGACATTCTTTAAGAATGCGTTCTTCCGCGTTTACGATAAAACGAGACAAGTTGCTTACGAACGTGGTTTCAGTGCTTTGTACGTAGTCCTGTATCGCTGTTTTCAGTGTCGTAAATGTATAGGCCATATTACGCGCTCACCGTTACCGGGCCTGCGGATGCGAATCCGCCGCCACCTTTTACATTTCCTGTCGTAGCGGTTCCGCTACTAGCGGTGAACGTGTAGTTGTTATCGTCCACCTTGGTGATGGTGTATCCAGAGGAGCCTTCTAAAACAGCTTCCGTAAATCCATCAAAAGCTTCAACGCTTCTAAAACGCACGATGTCTCCGGTGCTGCGGCCATGACTGATCTCATTAACCGTGATGACCGCAGATCCGCTAGATCCAGACTTGAACGAGTTGAAAGGCAGCAGAACTTCTACCGCTGGCTCAGTTCGCGCTGATCGGCTAACTCGCAAGGACTGCGGGTCAGCTCGAACTCGCCTGGGCTCCAACTGAGGTTGCTTTGATTCGTACTCATCGGGGCCTACAAGACTGCCGTTCCATTCGAGAAGCATCGAACGCAACGGATAGGCTCTGCCGGATCTGTCCGAAATCCCTTTTGCGTATTTTCCTGCGGCGTATCGAGGCATCTTACACGCTCACAGAAGAGTAACTGGGAACCAGATACAAGGACGTTCTCTCGGCATCTTCAGATGCGGCTCGGTCGAATTCTTCGTTGTAAATCGCCTTCATAAGCTGAACTCGGTCGGGCGATCTTTTGATTGAAATATAGTACGCTAACCCAGCCGTCAGGCACGGCAAAAACCGAAACGGAATGTCTGCTGTGTTAACGCCGGCATCAGCATCCTGTATGCGGCGGACACGATAATATACAAGTTGATCGGTAGAATTCTCCGGAGAAGGCCACATGGTAATCGTGGGCGTCACCTGTCGATCCACAAAGAATTCTGAAGGTCTTCCCTGATCCGTCTTATCAGGTATATCGATGTAGTCGCCGCGACTAACCCGGCTGATACTTATATCTGATCCGTTTCTGCGAATAACGGCCTCTAAAACGTCCACAGAGGATTGAACATCCGACAAGCTTGGGTCAGCACTGATCGTAGTGCTGGCGGCGCTGCTGGATCCTGTAATCGTCTCTCCGGCGGTAAATGACCCAGAGGGGACAGTTAGCGTGATCGTGGTAGAGGACGGCTTGGTTATGATCGATGCCGTAGTGCCGCTGGACGCGCCTGTAATCGTTTCTCCGACACTAAGGTTTGTCGATGCGCCAACCGTAGCCGTAATCGTTCCAATCGGGTACGTAGCGACTGACGACGATGAAGATAGTCGAGCCAAGGTCTGCGTAATCTGCTCGACCGTCCAAAGATTGAGGCCTCGATTGGCCCACTCCGCAAAGAGGAGATTAAGGGAGCGCCTGGCCGTTTTAGCATCGTATCCAGTGCGATACTCTAAGCCGCACCTTTCAAAGGCCTCTTCTGTAATTTCGGCCATATCTAGGTTAAAATCAACCGAGCCAGAAGTTGCCATTGTTAATTCCTATCCAAAAAGAGCCAGACGCACACCAACAGCAAGCTGACCGAGTATCAAAATCCCCACACCCCATAAGATTTTGGTGATCCCATCCAAAGATTTTTGGACATGGTGGAGATCGTTTGTTTTTATCGTTTCAATCCTTTCGGAAAGAATCTTTAACTCTCCTTGAATCTTGACAAGTTCAAGCTCGTTCTTTCTGCCAAGATCCTCTGGCATCGGATCAATACTGTTTCAGGCAGCGAAGAACGATTGAGTACGTGTCCCCACTGGTATGCCCCACTGTGGTCAACTTAATATCTCCGGTGTTGCCACCGGATGCTGCTACATTCGGAAGACCGCTCATATCCGAGTAGTCTAAAGTATCCGAATAATCCGCAGGAAGTTGAGCCGCGATAACATCTGTAGTTGCGTCCCAAAGAAGCTTCACGCTCATGCCCACATTTGTAAACGTGATCTTCTTAATTCTAACACCCGTGCAAGCAGTACCGTCCTGCAAGGACGAAAGAGCCGAAACGTCTACTTTAGTTACAGCGGACTCTCCCGTGCCATCACTGGTGTTGGTGAGGTAGAAGACGGCCTCTCGAGGGCCATCTTCTACGGTGGTTGCAGTTACTGCATCAGCCATCGGGACCTCCGATTACTGATCAGCAAAAGCTGGCGCGGTCGCGCTCGTAACGGTTCCAAAAATCTGATAATTCGTGGAGTCGATACCGGCAATCGTAACATCGAACCCAGCGGGAACATTGATCTGAATGCTGCTGTTTGAGTTACCATCAGAAAACACCGCGCTAATTGCGTTATCAGTGTCAAGGAAAGTCACACCACCGATATAGAAGTTTGAGTTTCCGGGCGTAACAATGATCGCGTCCGTAGCGTCCGCCGCACCGCCAGCATAAACAAACCTAAATACAGACCCAGCAACAGGCGCCGGCAGCGTGTAGGTGTTGTCCTGGCCTCCATTCGGAACCAGCAGAACTCGTCCGCTGTGGGTCGCGTTGGTAAGCGTTACATCCGCGTCAGCCAGCGAAACCGGCGCTCCGCCATAAGTCGAAAGCTCAGTAATCGCGCCCGTCGTAGCGTTCTTGCTGATGGCCTTGAATCCATCCTCAGAGCGTACCGGGCCGGAAAAAGTCGTATTAGCCATTTGATGACCTCCTTACAAAGGTTTTGCTCTAGTGTCTTGTAAGCGTCTGCTGGGTCAGTCTCTAGAGCTGTATGTCCCAGAGGGTGGGGGAGAGTTGCCTCTCCCCCGTACTCTTACGCGCCCTTCGATCCGTACACGCAACGGGGATCAGAGTAACCGAAGCTGTAACGCTCACGGGCTTTGAACCGCACGTTGCCGGTGTCGAAGTCACCTTCCATCTTCGTGGACATCGGCATACGCTCAAAGTGAACGAAGCCACGAGGTGCGTCCGTCTTAATGAAGAACGCATCCGTGTCCGTCAGATAATGGTTAACGACATAACCCTGCGGAAGCATACCCATGTTCCGCATGGCGTTAACGTCATTATCCGCCGTGCCCGGACGGAGAGTGGACTCAAGCAGACGATCCGCAACGAACTGAAGGTTCGGCGGGATAATCAGCTTCTGACCACGAACCGAAACTTTGAGGCCGCGCTCATCGACAAAAGCTGCAATGTCGATCAGGGCATTCTCAAGGCTGGTTTCGTTGAGATCAGCATCGGTGCTGGGCTCGTTACGAAGCGTGCCGTTGTTGACGAGCGGATGGTCAGTAGCGCAAAGCTCCTTACCGTCGCCGCCAGCAAAGTTGCTATCGAAAGCGTTGTTCAGCGTAGCCGCAGCTTTCACCTGTTTGGTGTTAGCCATGCTACGTGCCAGAGCTTTCGTATAGCGGGAGGCAAGGCGGTCATAGAGGTTATCCTCGATTGCTTCCTCCGTGATGGAGAAGGCAAGCGCGATAGTCTCATGCGTATACCGTGCCGTGTACGCTTCCTGCGCGTCGTCAAAAGTAATGGCAGAACCTTCCTGCTTAACGGGCGCAGACCCAAA